CAATAGGGACCCATGTTTGATTTACCCCTGGGGGAATCGGATTCCATGATATCACATCTACCGTGCCTGTTGCAAGGTTTATTCTGTTACCTGTTACAGGCACTTGTTGATCTACTCTAGTTACAACATTACCAATTGCTGCATTTATTCTGTTGCCTGAAAGAGTAACAACTACTTTACCCACTATAGTTGGAGAACCTGAACTTAAATTTACTCTACTACCAGTAACTGCAGCTCTAATACTAATACCACCAGAACTTCCAAACGGTGCTGCTGCAAATGACGATCCTCCAAAATACATTTATTACCTCGCTGTTGGAAAGCTTGTGCTATCCCAAGTCATTGAAACTCCTGGCACTATACCATCCCATTTTCTAATTAAAACATCTGATGTAGCTAAATTTACTCTAGATCCTGTTGGTAAAACTGTGGCATCAGCAGTTATTGTTACTGTTCCAGAAGATAAGTTTGTTCTGCTTCCAGTTACAGATACTGTTGCATTTGCTGCTACATCAGCATTACCAATTGTTAAATTTATTCTACTACCTGTTACAGATACTACCGCACCTGCAGATATTGTTACATCACCTGTATTTAAATTAACCCGTGAGCCATCAGGTTCAACAACAGCTTTTCCGACTATAGTTGGTGATCCAGTATTTAAATTTACTCTGCTTCCAGTTACAGAGTATTTAGAAGCAAAAGTTGGTGTGCCTGTATTTAAATTTACTCTGCTTCCTGTAATTGCAGTTACTGCTTTAGCTACAATAGTTGGATCACCTGTAGAGATATTAACTCTAGATCCATCCGGTGTAACTATGACACCAACACCCTCTATAATTGTAGTATTACCTATTGAGAAGTTTACTCTACTACCAGTTACCGCAAAATTCGCTTTACCAACTAATGTAACAGATCCAGTAGACTCGTTTATCCTAGAACCAGTAACGTTGACAAAAGCGTTAGGGTTAAAACCTGGGTCTCCAAATGGAGATGCTGCAAAGGGTGTTCCTCCAAAATACATATAATATAATCCTTAAAAGGGAGCTGCGTGGTATGTGGTGGTGACACAGCCCCCATCTAAGAATTATATCATCGTTTAAACCAGGAAGGAAGACCTAAATGTGGACGCTTGTCGAACATATTATCTTTCGCTCCTGGAGTATTACGATTGTTATAATGCAGAAAAACTTGTACACATTCTTTGCCTTTGAATTTTTCTCTCCAATGTTCTAGCTCACAGCCAGAATAAACCAACATATCTCCTGGTTTTAAGTCTACTCTAACACCTTTAGTATTATCTGATACATACCCAACACCTGGTTTTACACCACCTTTAGTTGGATTTGGCTCTAGATATATTGGCCAGTCGTCGCCACCAAGATTCATAGTAGTAGATATTTCACAACTAAATCTATCTTTATGTCTTTTAAGTTCATCACCTTTTTTATAGATTCGTGCATAAGTATATGCAGGATATAATTTTAATCCTGTTGCTTTTTCCATACCTGGTTGACATTTAAGTAATAAAGTCTCCATAGCCACATTAGCATATTGAGAGTATGTATTTGGTATCTGTCCATCTGGTTCTTCGTAATATCCAATTATATTTTCAAAAGGTGAAAAGTATCTTGCTTGCCTACAAGTATCATAAACTTGTTTTTGCATACAAAAATAATTTGCAATAAAAGCTGCTAGATCTTTTGATATAGCTTGACGAATAACTGTGTACTTTTTCTTTTTAAACATCTTTTGCCATTTCTTTTGGCACTGCTTGTATATTCCAATGTATAAATCTAAAAGGCTCTTTACCATGATCTACTGCATACTCATGCTCTAAATAACCTGGAAATATAATTAATGTGCCTGGTTTTGGTTTGATATGAAATTGTTCATGACCTGGCCACACACCTTTTAAGTCTGGTTTCATTTTTAATTTTGTACATCTTGCACCTGTCTTTGGTTCGTGAAATATAGGAAAAGAAGTTTTATCGCTACATTTTAAAAAATAAAATCCTGATACGTGTTGATTCCAATGTATGTGTGCAGAATGATGACCACCACCTTTTTTAGCAAACTCTTGTACCCATAATTCAGAAAACATAGTTGTATATTGTGACATGTCATAACCTTGATGATCTAAGTATTCCCAAGATTTTTGACCAATGTAATTTCTAAAATCTAAAAAATCATTGTCAGCTGTAAGTGGTGTTGAATGATACGATCTGCCAAAATCACCGTGTTCTTTTATATATGCTTTTTCTCTTTTACGAGCATCACTAATATATTTATTACTCGCTTTGTTTAATGATTTAACAAACTCTGGTTTTTCCTCGCTCCATATTACAGTTGGAAAATAACTATTTATAAACATTATTTAAAAGGCCTCCCTAAATGCCATACCACAAGACTATATCTTGTGCCTGATGTTACTGGTTTAACTCTATGCCATACAAAACTAGGAAATACAATAATAGATCCTTTTGGTAATATCTCTTTGCATTGTATTCTATGTTTTGATTCGTCTCTCATATGTGGATCATAGTTTCTAAAATCAAATTCTAATTCACCACCCTGATATTCTGATCCATCTGTTAACTGACAAGTCATAGATAGTTTTCTAATTCTTCCGTGTTCTGGATCATTAGGATCTTTCCTATCATAAGGTTTATCCCAACTATCACAATGCCAATCATAATATTGATTTAATTTATATTTTGTAAATTGACAAGACTCGGATCTTTCCCAATCAAAATTCCAACCAGCATTTCTATTAGCTTCGTGAACATATGGATGTAATTCTTTATATATCCAAGTATCATTAAGCCATACTAAATCAGAATTTCTTTTTCTTTTTAAATCTAACACTTCTTCTTTTTTTAATTTTCTATCACCATAGCCACCTGTTCTAGCCATAACTTCTTTTTGTGCATTAGCATATTTTATGACTTCATCACAAAATCTAGGTGTTAGTGCACCTTTAAAATACCAATAATAATTAGATATATTCATACGTTATAGTTTGTACAAAGTTCAAACTATCCTTTTGATTATTAGTTATGTAATACATATTAGTTGATGGAAACATAATAAATTTATTGTTTTCCAATGGTATATCCCAAGATCTACCTTTACGTCTGTTATCTTCAAAGTATATTCGAACCATACAATCTTTAACTTTTACACCATATAGTAGTGTAAAGTCTGGTGAGTTTCGTAAATCTACAGGATCTATATTTAATAATGGAATTGTAGTCTCCGCAGGTTTATACACATTTCCCCACGTTTCTTTGTTAATTAAAGTAAATCCATATTCTAAACCAATATGATCTCTCATATAAGTATTTAACATATCGAATGTTCGAGAAAATGGAAAAGGTGAGTCTGTAATTTGTGATTTTAAAATATCGTTTTGTAATTTATCTCGGTCAATGTCCCAATCTTTAGGCATCGCCACATCACCATAATATAGAGCTTGTTCAGATAATACTTTCTTTTGCATACCACCACCAGATATAAATTATGCCATTCCGTCTGTCAAGTCCCAGGATTGATTGTCTTCATTCCAGACATAGTGCCATTGATGAGTGGCTGGTGTATTTTCATCTGCAGGTGTATTCTGATCTTCTTGTTCAGTTGTTAATGCAGGAGCATCACCGATCGGTGATTTCCAAGATGCAGTTGTATTATCTTTTACCCAAGATGCGTATGGTTTTTTAGGCCAAAAGATTTGATCATCCTCGTCCCACGTATAACCTATACCTGCATAGTTTCCTCTAAATGCTTTTGAGTTATCGCCAGAGTTATGTGTATTACCTGATGTATTGTAAGATGTTTGAATCCACATTTGTGCAGGCCAGTTGTTGTGTGTCTCTAACCACTGTTGACCTACTGTTTCGTCTTCAACACCATCAGCATTTAACATCTTATCATTATCCATAGTTAAAACTTGAATAACTTTTCCGTTAGCTCCTAGTTTTGCAAAATGTGCCATAATGTTTCTCCTTATATATTAATTTTAATTACCATTCAACTATTGAAATTTATACCTTATTATTACTATACCAGAACCGCCTGTTCCAGCACCGCCATTAGTACCAGCGTCACC